CCCTTTCGAGTGCAGTGAGGAGAATCACGACACAATATGTCGTTTCTCCTCCAACCTGGCTCGGGGGGAGAATCATGATCACGGGACCCCACTCGGCGCAATGCGCGTCGGTGTGGATGACCCGAGCGTTGATCTTGACGTGTTGCGTCAAGACTTCGCTAGACAGTTGCAGGATTGTTGTCTGAAGGGAGTTCCCGAGTGGAGGAGACAGAGTGAGTTGTGGCAATTGGAGGGTCTAGGGTCGTCATCTAGGAGGCTGCCATCGCACCTGAAAAGGCCTGATGGTGGTGCGTCTCTTGATGATAAGATCCAGAGGCCTTTCCTTCCTGTTGATGTTAAAATCAACGGTGATGCTGCAGACCACGCCACTAGGGAAGTAGCGAAGTTGATGTCTGTGAGTAACGCAAGGCTGGTGCCCATTGATTTGGACACCGCTGCGTGTTCCTTTCGGACCAATACCAACTTTGGCTTTCCGAGGTGTACTTCGGACCATGATGAGAATCTCTGGTACTACTATCAGGAATCAGTCCGGATAGTGGAGCGGGGGTATCCACTTGCCGATGCGTCAGACTACCCGAGCGTGTCTACGACTCGGACTCAGGCGGCAGGTTACCATCAGTGGGCCAAGACACGTGCTCTCTCTATGTATTGTCGTAGTGTTGCGAACTTGGAGAAACAGCTTCAAGTTCCCCTATTCCGCTTTCTTCGGGAACTTCCGGAGTTTGTGGTGTGGAGAGGTCAAGACGAGGTTGACCGTGCTATGACGCGTTTACTTGAGAGCAACCCAGGAGAGGTATTGTCAGTAGACTTTACTTCATTTGACGCAAGTGTGCCCTTTGAAGTGATAACTCGTGTATTCGCTATCATTGGGTCCTGGTTCGCGGCGAGTTCAAAAGCGCATGTTGGCTTCGTAGCTGAAGCTTTCATGCGGTCGGGGAGTTTTGCACCAGTGACGTACTATCATGGTACGGAGCGTACGTGCGGGATTCCTTCGGGTTCGGCATTAACGAGTCCGGTGGGCGGATTGTGTAACTTGTGGGTCTTCCATTATGCTGCCTTTCGGTCAAAGAAGGGTGGTAGAATGAAGTCCGCATGTGTAGCAGGGGATGATGGG